GATCAACAACCTGGAACACAAACGTTCCTAACCCTACAGATAATTTTTCATATCAAGCACATACATCTGATACGATGTTGTTTGGTAAGAAAATAACAACTGCTAATGTAAAGAGAGTTATTAGGAGAATTGATTGGACTAAAGGCACAAGATATGAAATGTATCGTAATGACTACAGTGCTAATAATCCTTCACCATTTACACAGTCTTCGAGACTATATGATTCAAACTACTATGTAATCAACTCTGACTACAGAGTTTATATCTGCGTAGATAATGGTTCTTCTGGAATCAACACTACAGGAAATGCTTCACAAGATGAGCCAACTTTTACAGACTTAGAACCATCTGCTGCTGGTTCTAGTGGTGATGGATACGTTTGGAAATACTTATTCAGTATTTCTCCTGGAGATATTATTAAGTTTGATTCTACAGAATATATTACTGTTCCAAATGATTGGGCAACATCAACCGATTCTCAAATACAAGCGGTTAGAGAAAATGGTGATTCTACGGTAAACTCAAATCAAATTAAAAAAGTTTATATTGATAACCCTGGAGCAAACTATTCAAATGGTGTAGGGCAAGAACTAAACATTTTAGGTGATGGTTCTGGAGCAAAAGTTATTGTTGATGTTGTTGGTGGAAAAATTACAAACACAACAGTTTCCTCTGGTGGAAAAGGATATAGTTATGGTTTAGTTGATTTAGGATCCATCAATGGAAACTCAACTGGTTCCTTTGCAAAACTGATACCCATCATTCCACCATCCAGAGGACATGGTTATGATATTTACAAAGAATTGGGAACTGATAGAGTTATTCTTTATGCAAGATTTGACGACTCAACAAAGGATTTTCCAATTGATACGAAATTTGCACAGGTTGGTATATTAAAAAATCCAACTTCAATTGGATCAACTGGAACGTTCACTCAAAGTCAGTTTTCATCCACATATTCGCTGAAGTTTTCTTCTGTTACTGGAACTCCAACCATTGGAGAAAAGATAACTCAAAATGTGACTGGCGGCAAATCTGTTGGATATGTAGCATCATATGATAGTGAAACGAAAGTTCTGAAATATATTCAAGACAGGTCTTTATATTTCAACCAAACAACTTTAGATCAAACTGATTACATTGGTATTTCAACCGGTGGTAAAGTTTTAAGTTTTCAATCTTCAGCAAACGCAGTAACTGGAACTAGTGGTTTTACTGGTTCTATAGACACTAACTTTACCGGTATTAGTACTAATCCAACAGGAACTAAAGTTATTAACTTGGGTGTTAATTTTGCAAACGGTCTTGCTTCTCCAGAGATAAATAAAGGCTCAGGGGAAATTATTTACCTGGATAATAGACCCCTGATTTCTAGAAACACACGCCAAAAAGAAGATATTAAAATTATCCTGGAATTTTAAAAAATGCCACAGAAAACTAATCTCAACATTAATCCATATTATGATGATTTTGATATCAACAAGAACTTTTACAGAGTTCTTTTTAAACCAGGATATCCAGTTCAATCTAGAGAACTGACTACACTTCAGTCAATTCTTCAGAATCAAGTAGAATCGTTTGGTAGTCATATATTTAAAGAAGGATCCATGGTCATACCTGGATCAATTACATTTGATGATAAGTATTATTCTGTAAAAATTAACGCAGAGCACCTAGGGTTAGATGTTTCCCTTTATATCGATAAACTTATAGGAATAAGAGTTGAAGGGCAAAATTCTGGCGTAACTGCAGTAATTAAAAACTACAGTTTACCTTCAAATGATAATGTTGAGGAAGTAACTCTATACGTTAAGTATACATCTGCTGGTTCAGATTTTGAGACAACTGAATTTGAAGATGGTGAATTACTTATCCTTCTCGATGGAATACAGTATGGAAACACATCAATTAATGTTGGAGACACTATTGCAACTTTAATTGATACTGGTTCATGTACAACTGGTTCTGCTGTCGGATTGTCTGCAGGTGTTTACTTTATACGTGGAACTTTTGTAAATGTTCCCAATTCTTTAATTGTTTTAGAACCATATTCTAACACACCAACATATAGAGTTGGTTTGAATATTTTAGAAGAAATTGTTACATCAAATGATGACCCATCTTTAAATGATAATGCTAGAGGGTTTTCAAACTATGCAGCTCCTGGAGCAGACAGATTAAAAATAAGTACAGTTCTTGCTAAAAAGAGCATCAATGATTTTGATGATAAGAACTTTGTAGAATTAATTAGAATTGATAATGGAATAATTAAAAAGTTACAGGACAAATCTGTATACTCAATTATAAAAGACTACTTTGCAAAAAGAACTTATGAAGAGTCTGGCGACTATGCACTCAAGAACTTTGAAGTCGCCGCTTTAAACTCATTAAACGATAGAATTAAGAACGAAGGAATATATTTACCAACTCAAAAAACAGAACAAGGTGCAGAACCATCGGATGATTTATTATGCTATAAAGTTTCCCCAGGAACTGCATATGTTCGCGGATATGATATCAATATTCCAGCATCGACAATTTTAGATGTACAAAAACCAAGAGATACTCAAACTGTAAATACTGCTCTTGTACCATTCGAACTTGGTAGTTTACTTAGAGTCAACAATACATCTGGTACACCATTCGTAGGAATTCACACTGGTGGAAATACGGTAAAACTTTTCAATCAAAGAAAAGGTGTATCTGGATCTGGAACTACAGCAATTGGTGATGCAAGAGTATATACATTCAATCTAACAGATTCTGCATACCAGAATACATCATCTTCATGGGATCTTTATCTCTTTGATGTACAAACTTATACTGAGTTGATTATTAACCAATCCCTAAACTCTGGCGATTGTCCTGTAGGTTCTTATGTAAAGGGTTTGAGTAGTGGTGGTTCTGGATATGTTGTAACTGCGCCTTCTGGAACAACTTTAACTTTAACTCAAACATCTGGAACGTTTATTGTTGGCGAACAAATTACAATCAACGATACTCTAGTCAATGCTCGTTCTGTTGTTTCAGTTAGAGCATTCTCCACCGAAGATATTAAATCAGTTTATCAAAATGCTGTAGGTATAACACCAGCACTGAAGACCGCATTTTCTGCAGATTCTTCTCTGTTTAGAAAAATTCCATTTGGGTTCAATGCAACAGATAAGATAACTGTAAACTCAGCAGGCATAGTTACATGCCCAGGTAAGTCTTTCTTAGGAATAAAAACAGATTCAATTATTAGATATCAAAAGACTGGTGTATCTACTAATGTAAGCACATTTAATAAAGTTGTTTCTATCTCTGCTGATGGATACACAATGACGGTCAGTGCTGTTCCATCAGTTAATGGCGTTTGTGATGGTACATTACCATCATCATCAGAAACAACTACCTTCAGTCTTGGAGTTCCAGATTTTAAAAATACAAAAAAGTCTGGTCTTTATACAAAATTAAATCAAAGCAATATATCATCAGTAAATCTATCTGGTTCTAATTTAATTGTAACATCTCAAGTTAGGGAAGTTTCAACCAATAGTACTGGAACAGCAACTATAACAGTTTCCAATACAGGAATTTCAAGTGCTTTCTTTGAAGCATATGACGCTGAAAGATATTCAGTTTTCTATTCTGATGGAACTATTGAAGACTTATCTTCAGATCAGTTTGTTTTAAGTGTTGATGGAACTCAAATAACAATAAATGGTCTTAGAGCAAGTCAGAGTTCAAACGTAACAGTCAATACAACTTTAAGAAAGCAAGTTCTAACTAACAAAAACAAGACTTTTGCTAGAAGTAGAACGTTAAATATCACAAAAACTAATAATGGATCTACAGCATCTGTAAGTGGTTTAACGACAAGTCTATTTTATGGTACAAGAATTGAAGATAATGAGATATCTTTGAATGTTCCTGATGTTGTTAACATCGTATGTGTATATGAATCTCTCAACACTTCAACACCTATTTTAGATCGACTAACTTTCCCATCAGGTCTAGGTTTAGACTCAAATGCATTTATTGGTGAAAAAATTATTGGAAGTAACAGTGGAGCAGTTGCCCAAGTCGTAACTTTACCAAGTTCTGGTAATGAAGTTGACTTTGTTTACTTAAATGGATCAAAATTTGATTCTGGAGAAGCAGTTACTTTTGAAGAGTCAAATATTACTTCATCAATTCAGTCGATAACAGTTGGAAGTTATCTTGATGTAACAAGCAGATTTACTTTAGATAAAGGTCAAAAAGAGCAATATTATGATTATTCAAGACTTGTAAGAGTACAAAATACTCCAGCACCATCAAGACAACTTTTAGTTGTTTTCAATTATTATAATGTAGCAACCAATCAGCAAGGCGATATCTTTACAGTAAATTCATATGATGCTGAAAGATATACAAATGATATTCCACTACTTCAGAATGGACTAAGAGCGACTGATGTTCTAGATTTCAGACCAAGAGTATCTGAATTCACTTCAACGTCACAGTCTCCATTTGCATATGGAACTAGGTCTTTTGTAGTTTCGACAGCATACTCTGCTATCACTCCAAATGAAAGTTCTTTACTTGGATATTCATTCTATCTACCAAGAGTTGATAGAATAATTTTAGATAAACTAGGACAGTTCTCTATTGTTAAGGGAGTTTCTGCTTTAGAACCAAAAGCTTCTTTAAACATTGAAGAAGCGATGGATATTGCTACTATTTACTTACCAGCATATCTTTACAATCCACAAGACGCCAAGATAACCTTGGTTGATAATAGAAGATATACGATGAGAGACATTGGTTCTCTTGAAGATAGAATTGAAAACCTTGAGATAACAACGTCTCTTTCACTTCTAGAGGTTAACACTAAGACTCTACAAATTCAAGATACTGATGGTCTATCAAGATTTAAAACAGGATTCTTTGTCGATGACTTTAAAAATAATAGTTTAATTGATAAAACAAATCCAGATGTAAAATGTGATGTAAACACAACTGAAGGTAAACTTATACCTTCAACAGATTTCTGGTCTTTAAAATTACAACCAGCTTTAGCAACAAACCTTGATCCATCAACCGCAGACTTTTCTACAAATCTCAATCTTCTTGATAATAATGTAAGAAAAACTGGAGACCTAGTTACACTAAACTATGAAGAAACTGGTTGGTTGGAGCAACCATTTGCAACTCAAGTTGAAAATGTAAACCCGTTTAATATTGTAGAATATACTGGCGGAATTACTCTCAATCCTTCTTCAGATAACTGGGTAAGAAATATTTACATTGAAAATAAAAGAACAGTATCTGATGGATCAATAGGAAATGCTGGAGATAGTTATGACTTTGTAGAAAGCGTTCAGGTGAGCAGTGAGCCAGATCCATTTATGAGATCTAGAAACGTTGAGTTTAGATCTGCTGGACTGAGACCATTAACAACACATTATTCATTCGTCGATGATATAAGTTCAATTGATATTGTACCCAAGTTACTTGAAATCTCAATGGTTTCTGGTTCATTTAATATTGGAGAAGATGTTGATGGATTTATTGGTTCCGAAAAGGTTATTTCTTTCAGAACTGCAAAACCATCTCATAAAGCAGGAACTTATAATAGTCCAACTTCAGAATATAATGCAAACCCATATAACAAGGCACAAATTTTACCATCTGCATATTCTGCATCTTCTACAGTACTAAACATTGATACATCTTCATTAGCAGAAGAATCAATAACAAAATATGGTGGATATGTTAAGATTGGTGTTAAACTTGTTGGAAAAACCAGCGGTGCTGTAGCGTTAATATCCAATGTTAGACTCATTACAGATACTTTTGGAGACCTGATAGGATGCTTCTTTATTAGAGATCCAAACACAACTCCAGTTCCACTGGTTAGAATTAGAACAGGGGAAAGATTATTTAAATTAAATCAAAATTCAGAAAACGTCAAACCTCTACCTGGAGATAAAACATCAATTTCTTCAGCACAAACGACTTATACTGGAACTGGTATAATTCAAACTCAAATTACAAATATAGTTCAGGTTAGAAATCCACCCCCACCACCCCCACCACCACCTGCTGGCGGCGGCGGAGGTGGAAAAGATCCACTTGCACAATCATTTACTGTAGATGAGACTGGAGCATTCTTGACTTCTGCAGATGTTTATTTTGCAGAAAAAGATCCAAACGAAAGACTATTTGTAGAACTTAGAACTGTAGAACTAGGAACTCCAACAGGTCAATTAGTTGCAGATTATGCAAGAGTAATATTGGAACCAAGTCAGATAAACGTTTCATCTGATGGAACTGCAGTCACCAATATTAAATTCCCATCCCCAGTTTACTTACAACCAAACGTAGAATACGCTTTGGTATTCTTAGCACCATCTTCAGATAAGTATAAGATGTGGATAGCAGAGATGGGTAAGAAGACTGTTAATACCAGTAACTTACCATCTGCAGAAAGTGTTGTTGTAACCAAACAATATGGTGGAGGAAGTCTATTTAAGTCTCAAAACGGAACTATTTGGACTGCAAACCAGTTCCAAGATCTTAAGTTTAAACTCTATAAAGCTAAGTTTACTTCCAATAAGGGATCTATGTGGTTCTATAACCCACCTCTTATCCCAGAATCATCTGCAATTGCTTATCTGAATGATAACTCAATTACTACCTATCCTAGGAAACTAAAAGTTGGTATTACAACTACCAGCGTCATGAACACAATTCTTGTTCCAGGAACTAAGGTAAGTTATGGTTCTGTTTCTTCACCTGGTTCAAGTGGATATGTAGAACTTGCTGGTGGACCACTATCTACAGTTTCAATTGCAAATGCGGGTCTAGGATACTCTGGAGGTTCTTCAGGTGGAACCTATACAAACGTTCCATTATACACAATTACTGGTAAAGGATCTGGTGCAACTGCAACAGTAACCGTAACAACTGGTGGTGTCGTAAATACTGTAAGTATTGCTAACACTGGAAATGGTTATGTTGTTGGAGATATTATTGGTGTTACAACAAGTAATGTTGTTAAAGGTACTGGAGCAAGAATTTCAGTTTCTGTTATCGGTGGTTTAGATACTCTATATCTAACTAATGTTCAAGGTGAGTCATTTACCAATAACCAACCACTCATTTACTATAGTGGCGCAACACCAGTTGCTACAGCAAGTACCGTTATAAGAGGATCATCGACTGAAATTGACGCATTATATTCTGGTAATGTTGTTGAAGTTCGTCAGTTTAACCATGGTATGCACGCCGACAACAATGTTGTAGAAATCAAGAATATTCTTCCAGATACAGTACCAGTTCAGTTGACTTCTGATGTTACCATTAGTAGCACCAATATTTCGATAGCAAATACAAATTCATTTGCACAGTTTGAAGGTATTAGCACATCGAGAGGATACGTTAAAGTCAATAATGAGATTATGTACTACACTTCAGTTAACTCTGGTTCTGGTGGTGCTGGAACACTTGGAATTTCAACAAGAGGTGTTGATGGGACTGCGATAACAAACCATGCATCTGGTGATGCCGCATTTAAATATGAACTCAATGGAATGTCGTTGACTAAGATTAACACAATTCATAACTTACCATCTAATGCGTCACTTAAAGCACGTAGAGGTCTAGATGTTTATCATCTAGAAGTCAATAGACTTGGTAGATCCACTGGAGATTCTCAAGTAAGTTTCACCAATGAAAAAGTTGTTGGTGGAAAACTCATTTCAGCATCTCAAAACTACCAATTCTCTGGAGTTGAACCTTATATCAACACCATTACTCCAGGTAAGAATACTACAGTTAATGCGGAAATTAGAACGGTAACAGGTACAAGTTCTGGAGGAACAGAAGTATCATTCCAAGATAAGGGATATGAAAATGTTCAACTTAATAAGATTAACTTCTTACCAGAACCAAGACTTGTATGTTCCCAACAAAATGAAACAAACAGACTATCATCACTACCAAGAAATAAATCGTTCACATTAAAAGTGAATATGAGTAGTGATGATGCAAATCTTTCCCCAGTACTAGACTTACAAAATGCATTCTTGATTCTTTCCAGAAATAGAGTTAATAACCCTATTTCAGATTATGTTTTAGATAATAGATCTAAATTAATTACTGGAGATCCACATAGTTCGGTTTACATCTCCAATAGAGTTGATCTTAAGCAACCAGCATCATCTCTTAAAGTTCTTGTTTCCGCTTATAGACCGGCAGAGGCAGACTTTAGAGTTCTGTATAAGTTGTACAAGACAGATTCTAGTGAAGTGGATCAATCATTCGTTCTATTCCCAGGATATGATAACCTGAAAGATACTGATGGTGATGGTTTTGGCGATCTTGTAATTGACTCCTCTAAGAATAGTGGTAGATCTGATGCTTTTGTACGTCCAAGTAACGCTGGAGAGTTCTTAGAGTATCAATTTACTGCTGATAACTTAGACATATTTACTGGTTTTGCAATTAAGATCGTAATCAGTTCTACAAACGAATCTAAATCACCAGAGTTTAAGGATCTAAGAGTTATTGCACTAGCATAATGATACCAGTAGAAGGAGACAAAAATCTCTTTAGAGATGAGAATAGTGGAGCAATTGTTAATTGCGATACAACAGGTTATACACAATATCTTAAAATGAAAGGTGAAAAAAAGAAGCAACGTGAAGAGATTGAACAGATCAAAAAGGATATTGATGAAATTAAATTTTTATTGAAGGAGTTGGTAAATGGATCCAGATCAAATTAATTTAGAAAACTTGAGCAAAAGTTTTGAATATTTTAAATATGCATCAGAGATAGATTCTGTAACTGATGTTGAAACATTACGGAACATTGCAAAATGTTATTACAAACTTTATTTAAAGCAACAGGAGGTTGTTTCTAAACTTGGATCTGTTGGGTTGGAAGGAATATAAATATAAATTAGATCCTGAAAATCTGTATAAATGGCTGAAATAAAGGTCCGAGTAGGGCAACAAAATGCGGTAAAGGTCATATCTTCACTTGCTGGCGCTCAAGGATTGTCTTTATCAGAACTCAGTGATGTAAACGCCACAAATTTATTAGATGGTATGGTTCTTGTTTATAATGGATCTACTAAAAAGTGGGATGCAACGCTAACTTTAACACCTGGAGCAACCCAGAATTTGGACATCAACGGAGGTAACTTTTAATGGCAAGTATTATTAGGATCAAAAGATCCTCTGGTACTAGTAAACCATCAAGTCTAAATTGGGGTGAATTAGCTTACGTAACAGGTATCGGTAGTTACGGTGGTGTTAATCAATATAAAGATAGAATTTTTGTCGGAGATGATGGTAATAATGTAAATCCAGTTGGTGGATATTATTACGCCTCTATGATGGAGCACTCTCCAGGTGCTATTGATGGTGTATCAAATACTAGAAATAGTGATGGTGGTATTGTTGCTATTCTTGATAACAACAGAAAAGTAGATCAGTGGAATGTTGATAACCTTAGGTTAGATGCTAACACGCTATCATCAACTAACACTGATGGTAATATCATCATCGATCCAACTGGAATTGGTAGCGTAGTAATTCCAGACGATACTTATCTAACATTTGGTGATGATAAGAACGTAGGAATGCGCTACGATGAAGCGGCAGACAATCGTTTTGAGATTGAGGGTGCTGACTGGTTTTTTGATGGTGGCGTTCAGATTACAATTGGAGATACTACAGAATCAACATCTAAGGATAATGGTGCATTAGTTGTTGAAGGTGGTGTTGGTATTGAGAAGAATCTGAATGTTGGTGGAACGATTAGTGTTAGTGGAGCATCAATATTTGATTCTGTAAAGATTGAAAATAATGTTATTTCAACATTACCTAATTCTGGAGACACACTTTACATTGATCCATATCCAGATGGTTTAAGTAATGAAGGTACAGTTGTTATTAAAGGTAACCTGCACGTTGATGGAACTACCACATCCGTAAATTCCACAGTTTTATCAATTAATGATCCAATAATTGTTATTGGTGACGTAACAAGCGTAAGAAGTGTTATGTCTCCAGTTGCTTCTGGAGTATCAACAATTACCATTGATTCTGTTGTTGGAATTAACACTGGAGATATCATTCAAGGTAGTGCTTCATTACCAAATAGTGGTTTAACTACTATTACAGCATATAATAGTGCTACAAAAATTATTACAATCCAGGGAACTACAACTGCAGGTATTACCACAACTACACAGTTAACAATTACACACGCATTTGATACCAATACAGATCGTGGTATTGCGTTTGATTATAATACTGGAGTAGGCACTGCAAACAATAGAACTGGATTTTTTGGTTACATTGATGGAACTAATGTTGGAAGTTCCGCTACTGCAAGATCATGGACTTATATTCCAGATGCTACTATTACATCACCTGGTAATGTAGCTGGTACTAGAGGTTTCCTTGATATTAGAGGTATCTATTATCAAACAGGTGGATACGACACTCATGGTGTTGTTTACTTTGATGAAAATGGATTACAAACATCAACAAATAATCCAAATGCTCCGACTATTACGTCGAAGCAGATTCTAACCGCAGTTTCTGAAGTTAATTTGACTCTTGGAAGTTCTGTTACAGTTTCTGCTGGTGATATCATTAAGCAAGATACATCAAATGCATATGGTGTTGTAAAAGTTGGCGGAACAGTCTCCACCATTGTCCTAACTGGTGTTGAGGGAAGTTTTACAAACACATATAACTTGAGAAAAGAAGGTGATAATGGTTCTATTCAGAATCTTTCCATAATTCCAACTGCTGTAACTGGTATACATACTAATAAGCCATTCTGGACTTCAACATTAGATGGAGGAACGTTCTAAAATATGAATAAAGAAAGTGAAGTTGATGTTAATGTTTTAGTGCGTTTATATAATCAAAAATTAGCGTTACTAACAAATCAAAATGTTTTATTGGAAGCTAAACTCCAAACTTTAACGGCAGATTTTGCTGAAGAAAAAAATAATC